AAGTTCACCAAGTCGAACGTGGCGAAGCTTGCTCCGGAATGGGCCAGCCTGCCCACCCTTGCTGGCAAGAGCTTCTACGGTCAGCCGGTCAAATCGTTCGCCAGCCTCGAGAACATCTTTGCGGCCACCCTGGGCGTAGCAGCACCGCCACCGCCGCAACCGGTCCCTGCTCCGACGGGCCCAGTGGGGGCTGGGCCCAGGCAGTCCAGCACCCTGAGCTGGGTGACGGAAGCAGAGAAGGGTCTCGTTGGCCCCAAGATCCCCGCGCCACTGGCCGACGGTGATCATTACCTGCTGGTGAATGGCAAGGCGAACGCGGCCAGAGCTTATGACTCGGCAGGTCGCTTTCTCTGGGTGATCCCGGCCCTGTGCCACGGGCAGGTCGAGGACTGGAAGATGTCACGAGGGGACACTCCTCCCGGCCTCTACCGGGTCGGCCAGCTACATGCGGACTACGAGCAGGACTCCAGCGAGACATTCTCAAGAGTGCGTCGCTCGTACGGCTGGTATTCCCTAGACCTGGTGGAAATGGAAAACCAGGAGGCCGGTTTCGGGCGGGCCGGGATCATGATTCACGGTGGCGGGACTGGAGCCGGCTGGCCCGGGGCCTGGAAACCGAAGCAGCCGCTGTACGCGACCCTTGGCTGTGTCCGCATGCGCAACATGGATCTCCGCGACAAGGTCATGCCCCTGGCGCGCAAAGGGAAGTTGTTCGTAGGCGTCTACCAGCCCGGCTGAATCAAGGCGGAGGCATGTAGCCGACAGCCCGGAGCCGGAGTCCGCCGATCGGGATCCTGACGATGTCACCCACCTGCACACTGGCTGACTGAGTCAAGGCGGCACCGGCGTAAAAGGTGCCGGCGCTGGCCGCACTCCAGATACCGACGTGAGAGATCTGCCCGATAGCCAGGGCGGAGTTGGTGAAGTTGACGATCGCTTCCACGGAGATCACCCGACCGCCAGCAGCGTCAGAGCCAATGGCCCCCAAGTCGGCGACCGGCATAGCCGCCCGCCCGCCCGCCACTGCCGTTGTGACGTCGCTTTGAGTGCCGGCCGGCCCGGGCTCACCTGTGTGAAGACTGAGGTGCAGAGTAGTGGAGGGGGCTGTGACGAAAGCGGAGCCCTTGAACCACCCCAGCAGGGAATTGGCCAAGGCATCTGAAAAGGCCATCGAAAGAGCGCCACCGTGTGAGCGCAGTCTACGGACTGGACGGCGTGGTCACAGAGAGGGATGCTGTGATCTCGAGGATCGCGTTTGCGACAAGCTCGCTGTCGGTGATCGAATCTCCGTCCCCTTCCGCGTAGCCGAACTCCCAGTAGTCGTCCCGCACATAGGAGAAGAAGAGCACGACTGGCAGGAGGACTGTTCGTTGCAGGACGGCGGTGAAGTCGAGCACGAACTCCTGGCCCAGAGATTCCGCCGCGTCCCCGGAAGCAGGTAGGAGCAAGGGGTAGTTCAGCCTGACATCGACATCAAGCTCGAGCGTGGCGACAGTGTTGGCGAGGTCGGAGCTTTCTCCGGAGCCAATGACGACAGGCTCCCGAAGGTCCAGGTCGGCGACGAACGGCAGCTGATACCAGCCCGAGGTCGACACGGTGACCCGGAACCTGCCGGGCTGAATCAGGAAACCACTCTGGCCAGTACCTTCTTGGTTGCGGGACTGCAGCTGGAGATCTTCGAGCATTACGCCGTCACCGCCGTCAACGCGGCGCAAGGCCCATTGGACCCGTGGGCTGGTGAACGCATTGACCGAGACAGGGCGCAAGCGGATGCGCGATGGTGCCGCGGTCTCGAACTCGTAAAAGCGAGTGGCTGCCCCGGACTGGGAGCCGATCAGCCCCTCGATGCGATGGAGACCAACGCCGAGAACGCCTAAGAGTTCCGGCGTCTGAGGGCTCTTGTTGAGTGGCAGCCGGGTGTCGTTGTGACTACCGCTTGAGGTGTAGCTGCCCCCGTAGAGACTGCGCAGTGGCGCGGGGTCTCGGCCGTACTGATCGACTGGCATGGGGCGGATCTCTTCTGCCCCTACGGTAGGAAGCCGATAGCCTCCCGAAGCAGGCTGGTGGACGACGGCCCCCTCTCCTCTCTGAGCGCCATCAGCCCATGCCTGACCCCTGGCTGCTGCCGGCGTAGGCACCCCAGCATGCTGGGGTGGCACGAAGGGCGGAGCAGTCGAAGCAATGAGCGCATGCCGGACTCCGGCACGAGGATGGCCTGATAGCCGCTGCGCCTGCCGCCTCCATTGCCGGGCTTGGCGCCGATAACCGAGTGAAGACGTAGCAGGTCAAGGGGTTTGAAAATGTCATCACTGGTGCGAGCCCAGATCAAGCCGCCTCGGCCGACAGGGCGCCAACCGCCTCGGTCCAGCCAGAGGACAGCCGTGAGGTGGCCCAACCCCTGGCGATCACAAGAAGAGCAGAGGCGCCAGAGCTCAGCAGGGGGCCGGCCGATCAACCCCTCGAGCTCTTCTGAGTGGAAGCGCAGCCTGGCCATATCTCCGCCACTGGTCCCGGGGATCCAGTCCAGCTGAGACCTGTACTGACCACTGCAAAGCCGGCGCAGCTGAACATGGAGGTGTCGCAGATAGGCGAGCTCTCCGCCGGACCTGACCAGGGTGAGCCAGGGGCGCTGCAGGGATCCCTTGCGCTCAAGATTGCCAAGCCCCAGCACGCAGCGGGCGACCAGGTGGGCGAAGTCGGAGCTCACGTCTTGAACAGCCAGCCGGAGTAGAAAGGCGCGACCGGGTGAAGAGCGGTCTGCAATAGCTCACGGCTGCCGCGACTGAACAGCAGCCTGGGAGTGCGCCCTTCGGTGGTGATGAGCGAGCGGGCGCCGGTCAGCAGGGCCAGCCATTCCGAGACGATCTCAGCTTCCTCACCGGTGCGGCCGACGCGACGAAGGATGGCGCCACCGTCTCCGTCACCGTCCTCAGGAAGAAGGCGCACATTCTCCGACCAGAGCCAGGCGGCTGCCCTGGCACCGAGCTTTCCGACAAGGGCGCTGGTGATCTGGCGGTAACCCTGAGGGCACAGCACGCGCCAGCAGGCGTCGAGGTGACGGGAGGACACGCGGAAGCGGCAGACGCGGGTGCCGCTCTTGCGAATAGGAGAGTCGGGACCGTTCCGTGGCTTGCGGGCGACCACGTAGGTGTCGATGGCTGCATTAGTGCGCAAGCACTTGCGGACCTCAAAAAGCTTCTCTTGAAGCAGTGGCATTTCGCCCATTCCGCCCAAAAAAGTCGCCCTGTATTTGAAGCCGCGAGGTGTCTTAGAGCGGTGAAAATAACCGTCAGCAAAGAGAAGTCCCAACATCAAGCGGAAGGCGTCGGGGTCCATTTGCGTTTCGCCCATTTATTATTCCTAGGATGCTATCACGGCGCTCGCAAGGTGCCGCTCTTTGTTGATTTACTCCAGGAGTTCAGCCCATGTGGGTCGATAATGAGTTTCCTGCTGTTATCGGCGCGGAGCTTCACCGGCCTCACCCGGCCTATGTCGCCGAGCTCGCGATCGACCCAACCGTCGTTCACGATTTCGCGGCCCAGCCCGGTGAAACGGTGATCCTGGATCGCTACAGGTACTGGGGATCTCCTGGAACCAAGGCATCCCGAGCTCGCACCGCTGACCAGCAGATCGGAACAGCTTCATCCCGCGGCATTGTCAAGGAGAAGGTGCCAGTCACCCTGACTGAGTACACCGGACCTGCCGATCCCGAAGATCCCAATCAACCCAGCACCTTCAAGGTCTCGCGCGAAACCCTGATCAAGGCCCAGCGCCTTCTGTTCAGCACCGGGGACATGACCCGGTTCCACCAAAGCGTGGGCTCCATCACCCTTCTCGACGACTATCGCCGCTGGCGTGACCGCGTCTTGATGGACGAACTGTTCAAGGCGGAAGCCAACGGCTCGGCCGACTACGACCGCGGTGGCTACTACTTCCCGAACGGCAAGGTCAAGACCAACCCCACCACGGTTGAGTCCTACACCGGCACGCCGAATCTGTCGGGCAAGTTCTCGCCCGTGATCGATCTCATGGAGATCGTGACCGGCCTGCGCAAGCGCAACGTCCCCACCTTCGCTGACGGCCTCTACCGGGGCATCATCGACCCAGTGGCGATGAAGCACCTGCGTCAGGATCCTGACTTCCGGGCTGCTTCCCGCGAGACCGGCCAAGGGATCATCGATCCCACCCAGCCCTGGCTGGCTCCCAACGCCAACCTTTACCTGGGCATGACCCCTGCCTACGGTGGCACGGGCAACCTTGCGGGCCAGCCGGTCATGCCGGTCGGCTTCCCCTACGAAGGGGTGCGCTTCTTCGAGAGCACCAACATGCCCGAGAAGAGCTTCACCACGAACATCGACGCCTCTGTCGGCGGCGGTGGCAGCAAGGTCTACGGCGCCGCTCCGATCCTCTTCTTCGGCCTTCAGTCCGTCGGCATTGGCATCGGCGGCCAGGATGCGCAAGTCCTCATCAATAACAATGACGACTTCGGTCGATTCATTATTCTTGTTTGGGAACTGATGGCTGGTTTCGAGATCCTCAACAAGGACTTCGTGACCGTCGCGTACTCCTTCATCTACTGATCACACAGGAGTACAGGAACCAATCATGGCCCCCAAGATTTACCCAGGCAACTACGTCAACCCCATTGCCTCGATCCTCAACCAGGGGATCGTCGGCTGCTACCCCGGCCGAGTGGCTCGCCATCTGGTCGGCTACGCCAAGATCACGACCTCAGCCAGCAGCTGGGACATCGTGATCCCCAGTGACGACAAGCGTGTCGTCGGCGAGAAGACCCGTCCCGATCAGATCGGGATGGTCATCCCCTTGGGAGCCTGCATCTACCGACTCGGCCTGCGCGTCCTCGACGCTCGGCGTAATCGGGATGTGGGTGTCGCCACCTCAGGGCTGGTGGGAACCAACGCCCAAGAGCTCAAGCTTGCTTCCGCTCTCAACGTTGACCCCTCGGCAGCCCTGACCGCAACGGCCCTGAGCGCCCCGGCGTTCACCATTGCGAACACCACGGTGACCCCCGGTCAGACCTCACGGGATGCGCTGATCAACGCCGGCGTCATCACCACCGGCGGCCCCCTCACCCTGCGCGTCTACAACAACACCACAGCCGACGGCGCAGGTGCAGGCCTCAGCAGCACCTTCACTGAAGGCAGCTACGTCATCGCCGAAGCGTGCTTCACGCTTCCTGATGACGTGCCGGGCCCCAGCGCCTTCGGCGGTCTGCCCTCCGCTGCAGGCTGAGCGCAAGCTGCGCAAGCGGCAATCAACTGACCCGCCTCGAAAGGGGCGGGTTTTTCGTGGCGGCCAATGGAGCGGCAAGCCCAGCGGAGGAGTGATTGTTGACGCCGACCAGGGCAGCGCAGAAGTGGGAGAAGAGGTCTGAACTGGTCCCCGCTAGGATCTCCGTGATTCGTCACGCCGGCCCGATGGTCCTCTATCGCCACATCAAAACCCAGCAGACGATGGAGCTGGTCTCCTATCACGGCACTGAGTACGCCTTGATGAAGTTCAACAACGGCAGCACCGACTACGTCAGCCGGCGCGAGCTCGTCGAGTACGACGTCAAGGATGGCGTGAGCAAGCGTGAGATGGTAATCCCGGCTGCCGCGGAGAAAGAGGAGCGCAATGAAAGACGCGAGTCCAGCCTGCCGATGGAGACCCGGCTGAACCTGAACATGGCCTCGCCCGAGCAGATCGCCGATCGAATCCACGGAGTGGGATACAGCACGGCCAAGAAGATCGTCGAGCTCAGGGGGACCTTGCCGGGCGAGAAGTTCTCGAGCCTGGAACAGTTGCGCCAAGTCAGTCGCGTCGACTGGGACGAGGTGTTCGAGGCCGATCTGGTTTTCGTTGCCTGAATAGACTGAGGACGCCCCGGGCCGCCGATCATCGAACTCTCACCATTCGACAAGTCACGCTGCCGTTTTCACCTGGGCTTCAACTCCGGCGCCGGCATCCCAGCGGGTGACGCGGCAGAGCTCGAGGAGGCAATGGCGCGCATTCCTGACTCGGTCTGGCTGGAGCAGATCCTCAAACACCTGACGCGCTGTGACAACACCTGGCGACTTTCCGAGGTCCTGAAAGACGCATCGGGCCCGACACCTAGCAGGGTTGAGCGCATTACAGGCGACATCGATCGGGCCATTTTCCAGTCTGACCCCATCAGGGCAGCGCTGGTGTACCGGGAGATCTACCTCATGGAGGTGGACTACCTGGCCGAATCACTGTTCGTGCCGAACTACAGGCGGGAGGACGTGCGCCGCTATGCCTTTCACCGCGCTGGCGCAGAGTTCATCAATGCCATCCCGGGGCCAGCCGACACGGCTGTCGGTACCAGGATTGCGTTGCACACCGGCGGAGCCGCCTCCTGGCGATAGAGCCAGTCTGGCTGCCCTAAGGTGGGGTCAAGTTAAAGAGCGGCCTCGATGACAAGCAGCTGGGCAAATCTGACGCCATCAGAGCGCAGAATTAGACGCCGACGCGGCGAAAGAGACCCCGCCCGGCGGGCCGCCCCGCAGGCCGCCCCGCAGGCCGGCCCGCCGAGTCCTCGCATGCAGGGACGAAGGAGGACGTTTATCGACAACGTGCGGCCGAACCCCGCCCCGCAGGCGAGTCCTCGCAGGCAGGGACGAAGCAGGGCGTCTGTCAACAACGTGCGGCCGAACCCCGCCCCGCAGGCCGGCCCTCAGTACGGCCCGCCGAGTCCTCGCATGCAGGGACGAAGGAGGACGTTTATCGACAACGTGCGGCCGAACCCCGCCCCGCAGGCGGGCCCGCCGAGTCCTCGCATGCAGGGAGCAAGCCTCACTAGAGTGGCGCCAAGGGCGTCTGTCGACAACGTGCGGCCGAACCCCGCCCCGCAGGCGGGCCCTCAGTACGGCCCGCCGAGTCCTCGCATGCAGGGACGAAGCAGGGCGTCTGTCGACAACGTGCGGCCGAACCCCGCCCCGCAGGCGGGGGCACGGTATGGCCCGCCCGCGCCGGCGCCGAACATGGTCAGGCAAGCCCCGGCACCCACGAGCAGCGGGGGTGCAGCTGGCAAGCCCCCCGGACGCCTGACGATCGACAGCACGCCGGAGAGGCTGCGGACGATGAATCAATCCGCTCAGGCCAGCCTGAAGGGTATGACAAACGCCCCAGGCCAGGGACCCGTGGTTCCGAACCCGGCTACCACCCAAGGATGGCAGAACGCAACGGTCAAGAAGGCGGCGGAAGACCGCGGCGCAGCAGCGCAAAAGGCGCGCTACGAACAGAAGATGGGCTACCTGTACGCCGAGAACACGCCGGCCACCAGCGATCCCACGCAGGATGTCTACTGGCAGGCCGCGGACATGGCGCAATGGGCGAACGCCAATAAGAAGCTCGCGAGAAAGCTGGGATGGACCCCTGAGCGCAGCCTGCCGCCGAGCGCCACTGGCGTGGTTGACTACTCCGGTCAGTTCGCGGGAGGCCCGATGGCGGCCAGCACGAATCCTTGGAGCAAGGAAGCCCTGGCGGCAGATTCGCTCGTCGACACCAGCGGAGTGCCTCGCTTCACCGGCAGCGCCGAAGGTGCCGAATTCTCGCCAACGGCCTGGGATCCCAGCACTGCGCAGCTGGCTCCTCCCTTGCAAGCGCCAGCAACGGCGCCCAACCCAGCCGACGCTTCCGGCCTCTCCGGCTTCCAGTTCCAGGGAGACCTCCTGAACGGGTCCAGCCCAGCCGACGCTTCCGGCCTCTCCGGCTTCCAGTTCCAGGGAGACCTCCTGAACGGGTCCAGCCCCCAGGAGGCCCGCCAGCGCGCGGCCGTGGCCACCGGTACAGCGCCAGACGACGAGCCGCTGTGGCAGCCGGAGTGGGGCGGACCTGGCAGGCCCAAGCAGGAGCCGCAGTTTGACCTGCGCAGCACCAACTGGAATCCCCGCATGATGCAAGGGAGCTTCCTGTGAACGCCCGTGAGCCGATGAACGAGAAGCAAGCCACGGAGATCGCGGCACTGTTCTCGCACCACATCGACCCTGCGGCGCGGATGCTGCCGAGGTTTCAGATGAACAACCCGATGAATGCCAACGGGCTGGCTCCCACCATGCAGGTGCGCAGCACCCCGTACGGCGACGGCGTGGTGCCCATGAGAACCCCGGGCATGATCCCCTCTCCCAATGCTCAGCAGCGGATCGTGCTCAACAGGCCCAACCTGGCAGGGCTCCCCCAGCTGCAGATGTCCGCGGCAGGCGCCGCCGAGCTGGCCGGACTGCCCATGCCTGGCATGCTGCCGATCAGTGGATCGGCGCAAGTGGCAGCCATGGAAGCCGCTGGCATCGACACGTCCGCCGGTGGGCAGATGAAGAGGAAGAGATCGAAGCGATCCTCGAAGTAGACTCGGGCAAAAGCTGAGCTTTCATGGCCTCCACCGGGACGAACAAGCAGCCGCTCCTGGTCGACCGGCCGCTGCACGAGTCAGCCCTACTGGGGCCCGTCGCCGGGCTCGGAGCGCCGGGCAACCTGGCCGACCTGAACCCAGGTGGCCTGAAGATCCTGGTGCCCGCCACCGAGGAGGGCGCGATCATCGACAGCGTCTGCGTGGTCAACAACGAGGCGAACTCGACAGCTTCCTCTGTCGTTCTGTTCCTCAGCACTGAGCAATCCGTGCTGGCCGTCACCGAGTCCAACACCCAGGCAGTGGCCATCGTGGCTATTGCTTCCAGCACGGTCGGCCGTCGCTCCCACTTCGAACTACCTGACGTCCTTGTGCCCGTGCCCAACCTTGGAGCAGCCGTGGTCAGCACGGAGCGCGAGAAAAAGAACACTGCGCTGATCATCCCGACCGGCAAGACGTTGATGGTGGGCCTCACCACCCGGCTGCTCCTGCCGACCCCCAGTACCACGGTCGGCGTCTTCGCTCAAGGCGGCTACTACTAGGGCCATGCGCCGGAGCTTCAGTGGACCGACGCCGCGCACCGACGGCTTTGGGAAGGGATCAAGCTTTGGGAACTTCGGAGTACCAGGCAGGCCCAAGCCCGCGGAAAGCCGCAGACGAGGAGCGGACCCCAGTCAACGCGGCGGAGCCGTCTTCCGCACGGTTCTGCAGGAATACGACAGTCGCAGCGACTACAAGCGCTGGCGAGCAGGGCTCGACCTGGCTGTCGGCAATGCGGCCGGCGGGCGCTACACCTCTAGCTACGAGGTTCAGCCGTTGCGCGACTTCGCCCCCTGGGCTCAGCACAATCGCTACGAGTTGACAGCATTCGCAGCTGGCAGCGCGGGGCGCACCACCTGGCAAGTGGTCAGGATGATGCGCGGCTCCTGGGTACTACCTCAAGTGCTGCAGGCAAGCGACATCGCGCTGCGTCGCACAGGGGGCGACGTGTCCCGCGATCGCATCATCCTCAGCGTAGGAGCAACACTCTCGAGCGGGCAACTGGAACAGTGGAAGACCCTGGTGGGCCTGCAGTTCGAGAACTCAGCGATACCGGTAGGCGGGGGCTATGGACTACTGGATCAGCCGGAGGACGCGATTGCATACACCCTGGTGGCGGTGGACACCGAGAACGGCGCGCTCTGGTTCGACCTATCCCGGCCGTACCGCCGGATCCGGCCGACGCTGGAATCGCCGCGCAAGTTCTGGTCGCTGCGGAGCTACGACAGGCAGAAGCCAGTCCTCTGGAATACGGGGGAGGAGAGAATGTTGGTCAGCTCCGAGGCCTGGGGTTGCGATTGCCCGGATCACAGCGGGTTGCTCACTGCGGTACTGGACCAGCCATCTGGCGCCCCGCAGTCGGCGCGCTTCCCTCTGCCCAGCGCCCAGAGCGCCCCGCTGAATCGATGGGAGGTCGCGGTGGCCGGCTATCGAACGAGGTTCAGGCAGCTTGACGAGAGGGCCGACAGGCGCAGGGCCTGCAAGCACATCCACGCCGATCGATGGAGAGCCAAGCTGCCCTTCTACGAGCCGGCCGACTATCCGTTCATGGACGTGGAGAGGCAGTTCCAATCGGCCCAGCCAGCCGCCAAGGAGAACGGGTTTTTCCGGGTCAACGCCCGGCGCGACCTCGAGCTCGACAGCGCCATCGTGGCGATCGCGGAAGCCTCCGGCGTCTCGGTGGACACCCGCAATCTCGACACAGGAGAGGACGCCGCGATGCCAGCAGACCGCCCGCCCATTCTCTGGACTTCCACTAGAGAGCCCAGTGCGGCCCTTGCGAGGATCGATGACTGGTGGCTGAAGCGCGGCACGCGCGAGGCTCGCGTTTGGGATCCAGCCGACGGCGGAAGCTGGAGCAGCGGCCAAGGCGCCCTCAGGCTGGTGAATTCGTGAGCGGGCCTTCGTCCAAGGAAGCGATCGCCCTGCTCCAGGCCAGGGACCTGCTGCAGCTGTTGAGCAGTCCCAAGCGGACGCCACGCCTGACGAGGGACGTCAGAGCGCAAGCCCGCGCGGCGTTGCTCCATTATCCGGGCGAGCGGTGGTTGATAGCATGCGCCCAGTCAACTGAAGGCGCAGATGGAGGAGGCAATCCTTGATCCACTGGAGGAAGAGGGAGCGGAGGCGCTGGTCGATGGCGCGTTGGAGTTGAGGCTCCGGCTGCTTGAGCACCGCCTGCGAAGCGTGAGCCGTCACGAGCTGATCGAGGTCGTGCTGGACGAACGGCGGACCCGCGTGCTCGACAGGCGCTTCTTCCTCCTGCTCTTGCTTGACGCCGGCCTGGCGGTCCATGGCATGCCCGCTGACGAATGGGGCTTTGGCGACGAAGACTCCATGCCCGACCCCTTAGACGAAGACGAGCTGACCCTGCTGATGGGACGACGCCCAACAAGGCAGGAAGGGGATCTCTACATCGAGGCCATCGAAGCCATCGAAGCAAGGCTGGATGGGGTCCAGGAAAAAGAAGTCGTAGACTGGGCACTTCAGATGCCGGACCGCTGAGTGGCTGGAGGATATTCGCGCCAATGGCTCGATACCGTCGCCATGGCGGAGGGCACCAAAGGGGAGCAGGGGTATAGGACCACCTTTGGGTACGGTCAACCCCTAGACGTCAACGCCCCCCACCCGGGCAGGGTCAACAAAAGCGGGGGTTACGCTTCGGACGCCAGCGGTCGTTACCAGTTTCTGTCAACGACGTGGAAAGGGGTGAACGGAGGCAAGAACGTTCCCATGACTCCGGAGAACCAAGACCGGGCAGCGCTGGAGTTGATGCGACGACGCGGGGTCGACCCCGAAAGGGACACCTTGACCCCCGAGAACGTCGCCAAGCTGGCGCCGGAGTGGGCCTCCCTGCCGACGCTGGAGGGCAAGAGCTACTACGGGCAGCCGGTCAAGAAATTCTGGGAGCTGCCGCAGGCCTGGGGCTCAAGCAGCGGCAGCCCTCGGGCGGCGACAACCGGCAAGCCGGCGCCAGTGCCAGCGCCCGCCCTGGCCGGCGTGGAAGAATTGCGCAGCTCCAACCCCCTAACCGCCGTAGCACTGGCGGGCCTTGGCGGCGGGGCAAGCGCTCCCGCGAAGTTTGCTCAAGGAGCTGAGTTTGCCGATGAGCTCGGCAAACTGGCCGGACTATTCGACGAAGGAGAGGGCTCGACGCCACCCCCGGCCGCCCCTCAGATCAATGGGCAGCAGCAGCCCGCCAGCAGGAAGCAGGACGCGCCGCCACTACTGGACCCGGGGAGCCTGGGAGCGGCGGCCATTCAGGTGCTGAACGGAAGAGTGGAGCCAGCGCCGGCCCCGGAACAGCTCGGTCCTGCTGCCAGCACGGGTGGAGGGATGAGGGCAGCCGAGCCAACACCTCGCCCTCAGCCTCCTGCGAGTGGCGGAGGCTTCGAGAAGCCGGAGTCCATCACCTTTGACTCCGGGCAGCCCGGGATTGACCTGTGGTTCAAGAGCAAGCAATTCCCAGCACTGCTCGGGGGCACTGTCAAGGACATCGGCAGGCAGGGCGGTCCGGGCAAGGGGTACGGGAACTACGTCGTCGTAGAAGGGCAGGATCCCCTGAGCGGGAAGAGCGTCGACGCCCTTTACGCGCACCTGGCTGACGACGGGATCAATGTCAGGGTCGGAGACCAGGTGCAGCCCGGCCAGACGATCGGCACTCAAGGAGGGACGGGTCGAGTCGTTTCAAGCGATGGAACGATTGCGTCGTTCGACCTGCTGGCCCCAGCTCCGAAAGGAAGCGGCAGCATGGTGCCCTTCTCGAACTTCGACCCTCTCAGGCGACACCTGGCCCAGCAACTGGGACACCGATAGAGCTGGCCGCTAGGTTCGCTAGTCTGTCCCCACTCGGTCTGGGCTTGTGCGACAGAACCCCACGGCGCCAGTCCTGGCCGGCGGCGGCGTCATTGCAGGCACGGCTGCCCTGGTGGTAGGCCTGTTCTCGATTGGCGATTGCCTGCGCTTCCAGGAGCAGCAGGGGCAGTGCAACGAGGTGGTTCAAGAGCACGCTCTCTCTATCGTGCTTGGCGCCCTGGCGATAGCGGGCACCATTGGCGGCTACTTCACGGTCAACCCGATGCTGGATGCACTGCGCAAGAAGGAGGAAGGGGCCGGAGCGGTCGCTGGTCTTAGCGCTTTCGTCGCCCCCTCCGGCCCTGAGTCCAAGGCGCGCTGGGGCGGGGAAAATGCGCAAGCAGAGCGCGTGCAGTTCATGCGCGCCCGCGGCCTGTCCCACCAGCAGATTGCGACTGCGACGGGAGTGACCATGCCAGAGGTGGCGAGCATTCTTGCTGCGGCAGGCGACCTGGAGCCGGGGCTGTGAATCGCCAGATGATCGGTCGCTACATCTGGCTGGGACTGCCTGGGCTGATCGGGCTGGTCGGGCTGACCCTGTTCCTCAAGCCGGAAGACTGGCTGCGGATCACCTGCCTGTTCCTGATGGGTCCCTACCTATTGGGGATCTCCAAGCTGTACGAGGCCTACGCCATCCGCCGCACGCAGCGGGCGTTGCTGGTGCTGGTGCCGATCGCCCTGCGGGCTGCCGACAAGGTCATCCCGACCCTGCTGCGCGACGGAGGAACACCCGAGGATCTGAAGGAGGCCGTGCGCAAGGAACTGATCAGCATGACCACAGCGGACTGGGGCGAAGGTCGCCACGCCAACGTCTTCGATGAAGAGGACTTTGAGAGCGTGACCGAGAAGGTGGTGACCGAAATGCGCCATGGCTTTGATCCGTTCGTCCTGCTGGAGAGAGCCGGCGCCATTGGGGCGGAAGCCTCTGGTGATAAGGTGGCGAAACCCACCTCCTGATCGCCCCATGCTTGAAGCTTTTTTCGCCGCCCTGGCAGGAGGCGCTGCCTGCGCTGGCCTGCTGAAGATCGATCACAGCCGGCTGCGCCGCAAGGACCGGGACTACATCTTCGCTGTCGAGAGGGTCTTGTCAGATGCCTGGACGAAGACGGATTCCAAGCTGAGCGACCACGTGATCGACGCAGGCGTGCTGGCGGAAAGCGTGGGCGAGTTGCAGGACGAGGTCAAGCAGTTGAGCACCTTCGAGGAACAGGTCTCCAGCTTGCTGAGCCGGCTGGAGAGCACGCCGACCCGCGTTGAAGTGGCAGACGCCTTCCGCGCCGCCGCGGAACTCGAAGAGCAAAGACGTCGAGAGGCCGTCCAGGCCAGGGCCAGCCGCGAGGCAGCGGAGGCCCAAGCCCAGTACGAGCTGCAGCAAGCCCAAGTGCAAGCCGAGCAAGAAGCCGCCCTGCTCAAGCAGTGGGCTGACCAGCAGCGAGAGCAGATGCGCCTCGAGATCGAAAAAGAGATCGCCGCTGACCTTGATCGGCAGAACCGTGCCGTACAAGCCAACCCCTTGAATGCGCGAGCTCAAGGGCCGCTGGACTTCCAGGCGCCGCAGGGATTCGACGAGGTCAACCGCAACCGCTTTCCCAGGCCGGCCTTCAACGACGCCAACGGTGATTTCCCCGACCCGTTCATTGGCAACGCCTGAAGGAAGGCCAGCGAGCCGCTCTTAGGATGGGCGGGTTCCAGGCTGGCGCAAATGGCGACGATCGTCACACGAATCGGGAAAGGCAGCGCGCTTGCGCACGAAGAGGTTGACGCCAACTTCGTCAACCTCAACAACGACAAGGTCGAGACATCCCGCACCATCATTGCGGGCACCGGGCTGGAGGGCGGCGGAACCCTGGCAGCAAACCGGACGCTGGCCTTGTCGGCCGCCTCGATCAGCTCGCTGGGAGCGGCGGACTCCGCAGTTCAACCAGCCCGCCAGCTCAGCGCAGGGACAGGACTAACTGGCGGCGGAAGCCTGGCGGCGGATCGCACGATCTCCCTGTCAGCGGCCAGCATCGCTTCGCTCGACCTGGCTGACACCTCAGCCTTCGTCGGCCGGCTCATCGCCGCCGGCACGGGAATGACCGGGGGAGGGACCCTGTCGGCCGACCGGACGCTGTCGCTGTCGACCGCCACCCTGGCCTCCCTGGCACTGGCCGACGCCGCGACCCCTTCGGCGAGAACGATCACGGCAGGTACGGGTCTGACCGGCGGCGGCGACCTGAGCGCCAACCGCAGCTTGGCCCTGTCATCCGCGACGCTGCTATCTCTGGGGCGAGCAGACTCCGCGGTCCAGGGAGCTCGACTGGTCAGCGCCGGGAGCGGCCTGGCAGGCGGCGGAGCGCTGGCAGGAGACGTCACCATTTCGATCTCGACAGCAACGCAGAACTCGCTGAACCTGGCAGACAGCTCTGTCCAGGGCTCGCGCTTGGTCAGCACCGGCACCGGGCTGACTGGCGGCGGAAGCCTGGCGGGGGATCGCACCCTGTCCCTATCGACATCGTCGATCAACTCCTTGAACGCGGCCGACTCGGCTGTTCAGCCCAGTCGCCAGATCAGCGCGGGGACGGGACTGGTAGGCGGCGGGAACCTCTCAGGGGACCGCACCATTTCCCTGTCGACAGCCAGCATCAACTCGCTCAACCTGGCCGCCTCGGCGGCCTCTGCGTCGAGGTCGATCTTCGCGGGTACTGGACTGACTGGAGGAGGCAGCTTGGCAGCGGACCGCACCCTATCCCTGTCGTCCGCCAGCATCACCTCGCTGAACCTGGCAAACAGCTCTGTCCAGGGCTCGCGCTTGGTCAGCACCGGCACCGGGCTGACTGGCGGCGGAAGCCTGGCGGGGGATCGCACCCTGTCCCTATCGACATCGTCGATCAACTCCTTGAACGCGGCCGACTCGGCTGTTCAGCCCAGTCGCCAGATCAGCGCGGGGACGGGACTGACTGGAGGAGGCAGCTTCGCAGCGGACCGCACCCTATCCCTGTCGTCCGCCAGCATCGCCTCGCTTGCCCTGGCGGACAGTTCAGCCTTCATCGGCAGGCTGATCGCCGCGGGCACGGGACTAGCCGGGGGAGGGACCCTGTCGGCTGACCGGACGCTCTCGCTGTCCACTGCCTCCATCAATTCCCTGAACGCCGCCGACTCAGCCGTTCAACCTGCCCGCCAGATTATCGCTGGAGCAGGACTCCTGGGCGGCGGATCCCTCGCCTCCGACCGGACGATCGACCTGGAGAGGCCATACACAAAACTGGGGTCCTTAAGTCTTTCCGGAACGGAGGTGGTCAGGACTGGAATACCGAGCTGGGCAACAAGGGTCAGGATCGCCTTCGAGGCGATGAGCCTCAATGGAACGGCAAGGATTGTCCTCAGACTGGGCAGGGCTGCCGGTATGGTCGACACCGGGTATCAAGCAAGAGCGGTGATCCTGACTAGCGCTACGTTGCCGGACGTGCAAACGCAAAGCTCGGGTTTTCCCGTACCAATGTCAGAGAGCGCCGGAAATGTGGTAACGGGGGAACTGGTTATCACGAACACAAACGGAAACAACTGGGTCTGTACGGGCTCATGGTTCTACAACAACGTCAGCGACGTGCTTGGAGTGACGTCAGGCATCGTCTATTTGGACGCAGTGCTTGATCGGGTCTCCCTGGCAAGCAACTACCCCGCGAACAGCAGCTTTGACGCCGGCGCGTTCGTAGTCTCCTACCAGTAGACATCAGCAATGGCAAAAATTGATCGCCGCTACAAAGAGACCCGCGAATACAGCCCTGGTCGCGAAACCAGCGAAGCCCTGACCCGGGCCGATCAGTACAGGGCGCGGATGCGCAAGCGGCGCAATCTGGCTGACGAGTCCCCCGAGCGCAGCAGCTATCAAGCCTCTGGCGAACTGCAGCAACAGGCGGCTGCCAGGCGGCGGGACATCAGCGGAGTCTTCGACCAATACGGCAGCGGCGAATGGGGCTCAGGCGACGACTCCGTGCGCCAGTTGAGGCGCGAGGCCTACTCGCGATCAGGGGCGCGGGAGCTCTAAGCCTTGACCCTCTTGCGGCCCTTCCGCTTCGGAGCGGGCGGCACGGCGATCAGCTCTGCTTGGATCCAACCGTTGGGAACGGCGGCGATCTTGAGGTGGCGAGGTGAGAAGGTCTTGCGTCCACCCGAAGCGAAGCATTCTGGGTCAAGACCTTGGACCGAGAAGCGGCAGCAGCGGCCGTCGCCCCAGGGCGTGCCCGGGTCGTAGGGATCGAACCAGCGGTCCACGCGGAAAGGGGACTCCAGCAGCTTCTGGCTCCCAGGCCAGGAGGCCTCGAGGACGCGGCCCAGAGTGGCGGCCAAGGGCTCAACCCAGCTGGCATGAAAAGAGCTCAGCAAGGTCCAAGCCATGGGGTTCCGCGGGAGAGCGTCGCGCCACGTCAGCCAGTTGTCCTGGGTGATGGAGCGGATCAACAGGTACTCTTCGCCAGAGGGGTGGCGGAAGCTGGGCATGCCAGGAGGAAGACTCACTGCGGGGCTTCGTCGTAGGGCTTGCCGGTGCAAGCAAGATAGCCTTCCCTCCAGTCAGCTGGCTGCGCTCCGACCTCAATCACCCGGCCGATCCTCCCGGCTGCCCCGTAGAAGCGAGCGCGACTGGAGGCCAGGCTGTCCATGCGCGGGAAGTACAACAGGAATCCCCAGCGACCGGGATCAGCAGGTGCGAGCATCTCAAGCTCGTCGTCATAGAAGCGGGGCGGCAGCCGGCGATAGGGGACGCAGGTCATCAGGGGCGCATCCCAGATCCAGGGGCAGTGGCGCTGGATCTCGCCATAGGTCGTCCAGGCCACAGCTTCCTTGACGTCGCCGTCAGCCGCGCCAAGGCGCCAAGCCTCTTGGAGGGTGCTCAGCAGGAGACGGCAGCGGCGCAGGCCGCCGTCTGTAATCGAAGCGAACACCCGGCCCCTGCCTGGCGGATGCCACCTCAGCGGGTCGGATGGCAGCCTGAACTCCCTCGCTCCCAGCATGGGGCTGAGGGTGGCATCGCCATTGCCATCGAGATCGATGCCGCCCATGGTCTCCCGGGCGACAGCTACCACAGCCCGGGGCGCCGCCAGTGGCAGCCGGGGGGAGAGGGTCACGAGGCGGGGGCAGCAAAGCCAGCGGGCTTGGGCCTCTTGGAAGCACCGGAGATTAGGATACCTCCGGAGCCGGCGGCAATCTGCGCCTGGATGTCGCGGATCTCTTCGGCGGGGAAGTCGCGCGGAAGCTTCATCAGGCGCTGACTGGTGCGGTCAATGACCAGGATCAGGACGCTGGAGCGATCTTCATTGCCGCGCACCAAGCGGGCCACCTTCTCGAAGAACTCCTCACAGTCCCGATCGCCGAGGCTCTTGGCCTGCTGCAGGTCCTGCTCCCACCCCTCGAGCGTCACATAGCCGACCTGGTTCTCGTCGGGCAGGTTGAGGTTGAGCACCAGCACACCAGAGCCCAGCTCGTCGAAGAGCTCGTCGTGGCGCTTAATCAGATCGAGTAGGACCACCTCGCAGGCCCTGGTGTTCAGCTCGATAGAGGCGATGGAGTCAGCCTTATTTCCAGGCTGGGCAAGCTCGGGGAAAAAGCGCCGGGCCAGGTCGAATCGGCTCTCGGGTCGGGCGGGCTTGATGGCGGAACCCATAGGAGAATGGCGTGGCCCATCAGATTACCCGGCGGCCGGCTCAGGCGAAGATCCCTCTGGCCTTCTTGAGTTTGTCAAGGACCCGGTTGTAAGAGCTTAAGGAGTCATCGTCGGGCGCCTCCGGCAGCACCCTGGCCATGCCAGTGAAGTGTCTCTCGGTCTGCGCCTTGTTGTCACGAGCTCTCAGCGCCAGATCCTTGGCGGTGAGGTCGTTGTAGGTGGTCAGAGCTCCGGCGTAGTCCAGCGCCCGCGTGGGCGCTTGTCCTGGGGGAATGGAGAGGAAGTTGCCAGCCCCAGCGGTGGCCTGGTCATAGACGGGCGCCTCGATCGGATTGCCCTCGTTGTACTTCGGGCGCTCGGGCGCTGGCTTGTTGTCGACAGCGGCCGTGCCGCTGCGCTCGGCGGCTGAAACTTCGGGCGAGGAGGAGGGGCTGTAAGCGGACTTCTTCTTGCTGTCCTTTTTCTTGTTGTCGTTGGGGTCGCCTTGGCCGGGGGACTTCTGCCAGAGGGGAACCTTGGTGGAGCGATATGACTTGACGCCTCCCTTGTGGGTCCTGGTAGAGGTGCCGGAGCCGTAGCCAACCTGCTTCCAGCGGTCGCCCGGAGAGGTGCTCCCTTGATAAATACTGCCAGCGGCCATAGCCTTGAACTTGTCCTCCTTAAGTTTTGCTCTCGCTTTAGACTCCTTGCGGCCACTCTTGCCCTGGCTCTTGAGGACCTGAGCCCCCGACCGACGGTCGGGGTCGCCTGTCGTGCCCACGCCCCAGCGGTTAGAGTCGTCGAATGCCATGGCGAATAGAGACGAATATCGTCAGTTTAGACCAGTCGGCGGATCAGCCCCCAGCTCTGCTGGCCTAATCCAGCCGGGGGCTGACTCCATCAAGCGCTTCAAGCGCTTGGGCTTGTTGGTCTGCAGGGCGTCAAGGTAAACGCGGATCTGGTCTCCGAGGACTTCAACCTGCGGGAACAGGCGCACAGCGCGCAGGCGCTGGCGGTGGTGAAAGTGCGGAACCTGCAGAATGCGCAGGTGTAGAGGGTTGCAGCAGCGGTTGTTGCCACAGGTGTGGCGCAAAGGCAGGAGGCCGATGTCGCCCCAGGTGTAACAGCAGGCCACTCGCGCGACGGAGTAGTTGCGCGGGGTAGAGCCGGCGCCACGGAAGAAGCTGATCACCGGTGAGCCGACCGACGGCTGCCTGCCTTTCCAGGGCCAGCAGTCACTGGGGCTGCCGATGTCCACAAGAGCCCAGAACTCCATGAAGCGCCCGCGGAACTCCTCGTGAATGTTCTGGACGTTGAGCTCCAGCCGGCCTTCCGTCAGTGCGGCGCAGCATTGCACGCAGGCCCCCGAGGAGGCGTAGCGGGGCACTTGCCCATCTGGAGACGTGCAGCTGTGCTCCCGGTGCGGGCAGAGATCGCCGGGGGCGATCTCATCGGAGGAAGGCAGGCCGGGCTTCAGGCGAGACATGGAAAGGGGTTGCGACTCAGGTCCGCCCTGACGGTATCAAGCAGCTCTTCAGTGGTGCCGTCATTGCTGAAGCGACGATTGAAGATCCACCCCTCAAGGGCCCCTTCGCTGACATCGGCGATGACCTCGGGGTCGGCGTTCACCTCGGCCTCGGCGCGCGAAAGGCGCCACACCTCGCCGCCGCCGCAGCGCAGTACCGCGGCTGCCTCATTGGGGCGCCTGACGTCATCCGCGACAACGGAAAAGCCATCCAGCAGTCGTTCAAGGGCGGAGGCTTCCCACTTCCTGACCCAGAGATCTGGGTCCATGCGCCGGCCGGCTTCGCCCAGCTTCTGCAGGACCACGCGACCAGTGAGGTTACGTAGTCCGGGGACGGGCTCGGACTTGTTCACGTAGACGTAGTGGGCCGCTTCCGCCAGAGTGACGCCGGCCAGCGAAGCAATAAAGCCAACCGCCGCGCTCTTGAGCGGTCGGGCGAAAGGGATGATCTCGCAGTGGCAGACAGACTGTTGGAGCAGCGCGCGGGCCAGCGTGCTTTTGCCGCACTCCGGCACGGGCGAGTAAAGACCGACTACGGAGAAGTCCAGGTCGCGGTGAGAGGCAAGGAGGGCGGTCATAGCGGGGGTACGGGGAATAGCAGAAAAGGAGCAAACGAAGGGACAGGGTGATTGGCCACGAACTCGTACGTCGCCATCGCCCTCCTGAGCTTGTCCCGCAGGATGGCGGCCTGCCAGTGCTTGCGGCGGCCAAAGGCGGCCCAAGCCTGCTCGGGGGTGTCGTGAGCCCAGGGGCGCTGGCTCTTTGGCTGGAAGCGCTTGAGCTCACCACTGGGAAAGCCGGTAGGCTCGACCCAAACGGTCTTGCCGCTGGCGCTGAACCTGGCCAAGCGCCAGGTTTCGAGGTAGACGCATTGGACGTCCTCGTCATCGGGCCTGTCGCTGTAGCGATAGAAAAGCTTCACGGATCAAGTTGCGGAGGTGTCGAAGCCGCTGCCCACCGGTTCGGCGATGGCTTGTTCCGCCGAGCTGGGACGCCAGCCTGGCTGGCCCCAAATGGCGCGGGTGCGGCGAAACAGCTCGTCCTCGGTCAGTTCCCAGAGCGCGAGCACCTGGTCGAGACCTTGGGCGAGGTCGGGGGCAATGCGTGAGCTGCGATGGCGCATGCGCAGCCGGGCGAGATTGACGAGGTCTTCGTCGTCCGGCCATTCCGAGCGAAGCATGGCTTCGATGATGGGGCGGTCAATGTGATCCAACGGATGGAGAGTCTTCAGAGGCAAAGGAAGAGTGGCGTAGGGCGTTCAGATTACAGTGGTGGGAGCGACTCCTCGCGGCGAGCTGGCTCGAAGTCGCTCGAGGGAGGGAGCATGGGCGTGCCAGCGAAGGCAGCTTGCTCTCCGCGGCGCTTGGCTGCCACCTCAGCGCGCTCCTGCCAGACGAAGGTGCCGTCGGCGCGCATGGTCCGGTCGAACCCGTCGCGAGAGATGGCGTCCTCGATGGCCGGTGCATTGCGGGCGGCCTGCTCCAGGGGCATGTCGAGGCCCTTGACGACTTGGGACAGCTGCACCTCTCGCCGGCCGTCGGCGCCGATGGTGTAGTTGCGTGAGATGGCGTCAGTGACGGCGCCGTCGATTGGCGATTGAGTGGTGAAGAAGTTGATGGCGCTGGTGACGACCATCTCCTCGGAGCCACTGAAGGTGTGAGTCTGCCCGGCGCGGTAGGCGCTCAAGGCGGCAGCCCAGATCTGCTCACGGTTGGCGCACAGCCACTCCAGGTCCACCTGCTTGATGTCGCCGCGATCGACGACACCCAGCACGCGGATGGGCTTGAAGCGGCGGTTCCCAGTCGGATCCCGCAGGAAGGTGCGCTTGTTCGCTGAGCCTGCCAGCACGAAGGAGCGAGGGAACTGGCGCTCGTTCTCGTACTTGCGGTCCGAGAGGTCCACTCCAGAGCTGACAAGGTTCTTGAGGACTTCGGTGCTGGTGGCATCGCAGTGGCGCTCGAACTCGTCGAGCAACACGATCCAACCGGAGTGGAGGATGTGGGGGCGATCCCTGAGGCGAGAGAGCCCGTTCTGAACCACCGGGGCCAAGGCGTAGGTTCCGTCGCTCTGGGGCGGCGTGAGGGCTTGCAAGAAGGACGTCTTGCCGATGCCCTGGCCGCCGACCAAGACAGGCATCCAGGGATGCTCGCAGCCGGGCTTGAAGGCGCGGGCGCAAGCGCCGATCAAGAAGCGCTCGATCACCGCATCGGCATAGGACTGGCCGTGGGCCATGATTGGATTCTCCTTACCCCCGGCCGGCGGGACACCAAGGAAGCGAGTGGCGACCTCGCCGAGGCAGTTGATCGGCTCTGCGTTGGCCAAGCAGTTCTCGAGGTAATCGCGCACCGGGTGGTACTCGTTCTCGCTGGCGATCTCTAAGGCCAGGTCGAAGCAGGGCCCCTTGTCGAGCAGTGGCTGGCCCTCGAGCAGGGCGCCGATGCGCAGGTAGGCGGAGTCCTTCTCCACCCTCACCGGCTGCCCCGAGGGGTCGAGGTACTCCGGCCGGTAGCTCGAGAGGTTCATCCTCAGGCCAGGGAAGGCGACGGTGATGGCCTTTCGCAGTGAAGCGATCTGACCCTTGCCGCCCTTGCCTTTACCGGGAGAAGCCTTCTTGTCCCCGCTCGCCGACTGAGAGGAGCTGCCGAGGGCGTAACTGCCGGAGCTGGCCGGCTCGTACTCCTCGTCCTCTTCGCCGCTGAAGTCGCCGGCGGAATAGCCGACGGCGGAGCCCGTATTGCCTTCCCGCCCGGCGGATTCCTTGCGTGCCTCGAGGGGGAGATCCTTGCGCCAGGCGGGGTTTACCTCGTGGGCGAAGTAGAAGAGAGTGTTCAGGCTGGTGCGATCGCCGCGGCACTTGCGGAAGAATCGCTCGCTGCATTGCCTGGCATTGCGCCCGGAGCCGTGGTGTCCCCTGGAGGCCCAATCCGACCAGGTGGAGAACAGAGCTTCGCCGGCGGAGCCGCAGGCTTGGGTAACGCGGATGAAGCGATCGCGCTCACCGTCACCGGTGGGTGGGATGACTTCCTCGAGGACGTAGATCGCCTGCAGCAAATCCTTCTCGTCGAGAGAGGCCGCAGCCTCGGCTGCCCGCCGGCGGTCGTCCTCAATGGCGGCGCGCGCTCGCTGGATCCAGTCCTCCCCCAACGGACTGGCTTCGGGGCGGAAGCTGATGGTGGCTTCAGGGTTGCCGTAGAAGACGCGGCAGGGGTCACTGCAGGAGCTGTCGCCACCCAGTGCGGCGATCAGGAGGGTGGTGATCTTCTGGTAGATGGCCGCCTCTCTGACCGGCCTGGGCAGGACAAAGATGACGCGGAAGCGATCCTCCCCGTCCGGGTTGGAGCGGGTGATCTTCTGGTGGGAGGCCGTGGTGTAGACCCCGGCGATGTGGGCTTCCAGCGAGTGGCCCTGCAAGGCGTCGATGGGAGTGCCGTGGTCCACGTCGATAGCCACCAGCTGGCTACCGGCAAAAGCGCTGCTGGTGCGCTTATCGCAGGACATCCCCGCGAAGATCACCGCTGTGCCGGCCTGGATCAGATCAAGGATTTCTGGGAGGGTCAGCCGCTGGTTGTCCCAGCCAACGGCGAACTCCGAACTCCAGGAGTCGGGCTTGCCGTGGATGGCTGGATTGACGGAGACAACAAAATCAGGAAGCGACATCGGGAGGGAGCGAGCGCGGCCAGGCAACCGGAAACAGGCTGCGCGACCGACAGTAACAGGGGTGCCCGGGCGTCAGGGGTGTTACCCTTTGAAGCGCGGAGCTGGACACTTCGTGGCGAAGGAGGGCAGGCCATCCCCAGAGGGGATGGCCTCTCATCCAGAGTAATCGGGCCAAGTCGAGGGCTTGCAGGTACGGCGAGCCGGCCTCGTTAGAGTGGCGGCAGCCGCGCTTCACGCCGTGCTCCAAGACGGGGATCTGCAGGTTTGCCATGCGATTCGTGACTCAGTCCTCGTCCCAAAGCGAACGGCCAAGCGGCTGTTTCGGCAATCCATCCTCGAAGCCTGGCAGAACGTCTGTGCCTACTGCGGAGAAGCGGAGGCCAAGACGTTGGACCACGTCATCCCCAGGCATCGTGGCGGGCTGACCTCAAGGCGGAACCTGATCGCCGCCTGCGAGAGATGCAACAGGCGCAAAGGGTCGAGCGACTGGCGCCAGTGGTTCTCCCTGCAGGAGTGCCACTGCCCGGAGCGAGAGCGCCGCATTGAAGAGTGGGTGAACGAGCTGGGCCTGGAGGGAATCAGTCTGGGGTGACCGTTGTGCCAGTCCCTCCACCCTGCTTCTTCGCCAGCGCCGCCAGCACAGCTGCCTTCACCGGCGCGCCGTCGGGGAGAGTGGTCGCCAGCTTGATCAGCTTCTCGGTTGGATGACGCTCGAAGTCAGCGACAGTGCTGTGCATGGCGGCCATAGCAAATGGCCAGAATACCGAAAGCGGTCGGGTGTCTTGTAGCGATTGCTTCAGCGACCGCGACGCTGCTGGATGTACGCCAGCGCATGGGCCAAGGCGGGAAGGGTCGCGCCGCCGATCGCGCTGGCGCCCAGCGTCTCAAGGCCGGTGTCCACCCAGTCCTCATAGAAGGATTCGCCTTGCCCGTAGTTCGAGGGGATAGCAGCGGCCAGTGCAACAGGAGCTGTCAGGCCGGCTCCGATCCCTGCGAGGTCGAAAGTGAGCTTGGCTCCCGAGCGGGACTTGATGCCATCCAAGGTGTCCTGAAGGATTCTGTTCGCAGATGGATTGGGATGAATCCTTTCAGGCGGAAGATCCCCAGAACCCGGGTCGACGGCAGCGGAAGGCATCGCGCGCTGGGCGCGCAATCTCCTGATCTCGTCTG